AACAAACTCGTCACCGTCATAAGGCAAATAGACACTTTCCATACCTTGTGACAACGCAAAGCTCCAATTGTAATATGGAGAGACTATACAGTACTTCTCCTTAACAATATCACGAATTGCATTGACGAATTTTCTATGAACAGCCTCACCATGACGAGCGATCTCTCTCAAGGCAAGGTCAATCTTCTGAATGATACTATCTGGATCTGCTTTCTTATTATCCCAATATAGCATTTTGTATATACTAACAAAACGTAAGTTGGCAAAATACTTCAGTTCTCCTTCAACTATCATTGGTTTAAAACTACGTGCTATAATAGTACATCTTTCTAACGGAACATAACCATTTTCATCAACATCATCGTTTTCGTTAGTTAGCCTTGAGCCCAATAATGTATTCATTTCTTTACAAATATTAGGAATAGAATACTTCTTAGTATCAATAGGCGCGATGATACCATCATCACCATAATAAAAACCGAGAACTTCCTTATCCACAATTTTTGACAACTTCATGATGGAATTAATATCAAGCGTGTTTAAAATCAATTCTTTATCCCCAAATTCCGCTTTGGCTGCTATAGACATAAATGCTATATAATGACTATATGCATTTTTAAATGACCCAAACAAAGATGTTATAAGCCATCCTGAACACAATGCACGAGTCATATAAAAGTATCTATCACTACTAGTGTCAGATATAACCATGATATAATTGAACATCGACTTCAACAACAAAAAGCGTTCATCATTGAAATCTTCAGCTTTATCATAGTATAACTTCATATAAGTAGTGAAATTAGCAAAATCTATCTCACGACAATCTGTGTCAAAACCACTGTGATCTGTAGCTCCAACCTTATCACTAAATGTAAGTAATCTATTCGCCAAGTCGGTCCATTCATCAACATCGTGAGCATTAGTACCAACAAGCATATTGTTATAAATACGCCTGGATTTATGCACATAGATGCTATCACCTAATAAAACAGTACATAGAACAAGAAAGGCCCAATCTCCATTAGAAAACAATCGTGTCTTACCAGCTATAACTCTGCTGGTAGGTCTACATTCATCTTTTAGGCAACCTTTCATTATTACAACTAAATCTTCACCTCGAAGTAAGGCTTCACATTTCTGCTTGTAAATATCACGGACAAATAACTCTGCTGGTGATCCAAATTCAGGATAAGGCTCATCACCATATATGTCAGCTCGTGAATGCAAATCGGTTGTATTCTGAATACTATAGCCAACTGATTTCGTACGGTCCAGACATGTTCGTCTAAGCATCGGATCATCGGACTTAAAGCCTCTAACTACTCTAAAATAATGTTCCATTAAACTGTTTAACTTGGGGTCTGAATAATCCAAGAAATTTTCACGCAAATATGTCAAATCACTCTGTGGCAACAATAGTTTCGGAACTATATAATTACCATTTTTGTTGATCATTTCAGCGGAAAACACATTCAATAATTTAGTATTAGCAGAATCAGATAACAATCCATTCGTATTCTGCCCATATGGAGCCCAAGCTTTATGGGAAACGGGCATGTACGTATCAG